AAATGGCAACAAAGAAACAGCATTGGGCAAAAGTCAGAAACTTTGATATATTTAAACTTAAAGGATTATTACAAAATCTTAATAGTCTAAATACACCAAATACTAAGAATGCACTTAGTTTTCAGAGTTATGCAATATGTGAATTAGAAAATTTATTAAAAGAATATAAGAAGTATAATACTTACGAAAAATGGCCAAACTAAAAGACATAAAAAAGTCAATAACTGAACTGAGCTATGCTGAAGGAATGGAGTTAATAACTCAGATCAGATTTAATAGAAGACAAAGGCCTCCAGCTAAAGTTAAAAAAGCTAAAGGAACTTCTACTAGAGTTAGAAAGAAGAAACAAAAAGTGGATATTCAAGATTTTGTTAATACAATGAACCCGGAAGAAAAAGCAGCTTTTATTGAGAAATTGAAAGGAGTTATATAAGTGAGTCTAAAAACAATCCCTTTAGAACTAATTGACTTTGGTGAACGTAAACGAGAAGAATATGGTGATATTAAATCTCTTGCAAAAAATATAGAGAAAAATGGACTAATTCATCCAATAGCAGTTACTACTCATTCAGTTAAAGACTGTGAATATCTACTTGCTGCAGGTGGTAGAAGACTCAAAGCAGTTACTCTACTTGGTTGGGAGTATATCGAATGTAAAGTATACGATGAACCTCTATCTGATTTCTTATTTCAATCTATTGAACTCGAAGAGAATCTGCAGAGGAAAGAATTAACTGTTAGAGAAAGTGCTATGATGTATAGAGCACTTCATGAGTTATATATAAAAGAAAAAGGCGCTAAAACTTCAACTGCCAAAGATGCACCAGGACATACTATGACAGATACAGCTAAAGTTTTAGGCATTGATCAATCTACATTATCCAAGAAGATTAAATTAGCAAATGATATAGACACTTATGAAGAAGCCTCTGGTGGAACCCTTGATTTCACTCAGTTTAGTAATGAAGCAGACACACTAAAGTTTATTAGTAAGATAAAAACGACTCTAATTAGAAAAGAGTTATCAGTACAAGCAGATAAAAAGATAAATAAAGGTGGTAATGTTCTTATTAACTTAAAGAAATCCTATATTCATGGAGATTTTTTTGAAGGAGTTAAAAAATTAGATGAAGGAATTATAGATTTAGTTGAAATAGATCCTCCTTATGCTATTGATTTAACTAAAAACAAAAGGGATTATAAATATGATGAATATAATGAAGTCGATAAAAAAGACTATTATCAATTTATGATGAATACTTTTAACGAATGTTATAGAGTTATGAAAGTTAACTCTTGGCTGATCTGTTGGCATGGAAACTCATGGCAGGAGTTAATTAAAATATGGTTAATAGATGCAGGGTTTAGTGTTTGTAGCAAAGATGGAAGTCATCAGAAATTAGGATTATGGGTTAAGCCAAGTGGTCAAACTAACAAACCAGAATATTATTTAGGCAATGCTTATGAACAATTCTTTTATGCTTGGAAGGGGCGACCAGAGATTATGAATAAGGGGAGAAGTAATACTTTTGTATATAATCCTATACATCATAGTAAGAAGATCCACCCAACAGAGAGGCCTTTGGGTTTGATGAGAGATATTCTTAGTACATTCACAATGCCTCACTCAACAGTAGTGGTTCCATTCTTAGGAAGTGGGAAGACTCTTATAGCGGCCCATTTAGAGAAGATGCATCCTTTTGGTTGGGAACTTTCTCCTTCTAGGAAGGAGGATTATACTATAATGATTGATAGGATGAATGAAGATGGTGAATTATAATGGATCTTAATTTAATAAGTTGTTTAAATTGCGGAAGTCCTATACTTGCTCCTAACAAAGATATTGAAGTACAAATCCCAACACTTTATTATAGATGTGATAATTGTAAATCTCAAGGAGTTATAGAAGGTATTTGTATAGGTCTTAAAGGTAAGCATTTAATTAAGACCTTTTATTTAACATCTAAAAAGGATAGTAATAATGACTCTAAAGAGGCACAAACTTATATAAGAAAGTGTTTAAGTAAGAATAGTAAGTATAAACAATGAAAGGAATAAAAAATGGAACTATTTTTCGACACCGAGACAAGTGGATTTCCAACAACTAAATACAATTCAACTGATCCGAAACAAGCATGGATTGTTCAACTAGGTTTTGTCTTATCAACCAAAGATAAGATCTATGCTGAATACTCTGCACTAGCTTATCCTGATAGTAGTAATGGTGAGAGATCAATCCATTATAAAGCATTTGAACAACACGGTTTTACTATTGAGGATTGTATGCTTGCTGGAGTTAGTGAAGAGTTAATATCTAAATATTTTGATAGATTCATAAATAACTGCACATTAATAGTAGCTCATAACTATGACTTTGATACCAAAATGGTTGACTTATTATTTAGAAGAGTTGGTTATGCTTTATCGAATCAAAACTTTATTGAAAAGCCTCATATATGTACTATGAAGAATGATATTATAAAGGATTATGCTCAAATACCTTACAAACCAGATAAAAATGGAAGAACTAGAAATGGTTGGAAATGGCCAAAGTTAGAAGAACTCTATATGAGATTATTTGGTGAAGAGATTATAGATAGCCACACTGCGCTTAGTGATGCAAGGGCTACAAGAAGATGTTATTATGAGTTAGTTGAGAGAGGAGTTTTATGATGGATATTAAAACTATGGCAGAAATAGTACACAAGAATGCAGTAGATCATGGTTGGTGGGAAGAGAATAGACCAGTTCCAGAACTATTATGTTTAATCCATAGTGAAGTTTCTGAAGCTTTGGAAGCATATAGAGTTAGTGATAATGCTAACTTAGCAGAAGAACTAGCTGATATAGTTATTAGAGTCTTTGATATGGCTGAAGGTTTAAAGATTAATATAGAGGATGAGATTCTAAAAAAACATAAGTTCAATTTAACTAGACCACATAGACATAATGATAAGAAGTGTTAAAAGGAGTTTATAATTATGGAAACAGACCATTGGAGTATAAATAATATAGAAGATTTCTGCACTCGATTAAAAGTTGATAAGGATCATGATGTAATTATCTATGATCCATATATAATAAGTACTGAAGATTTAAAGGCTTTAGGAATTAAAAATTTAGTGCGGATTAGAAGACCTGGTTGGGGATTAGGAAAAGTTTCTGGCTATATTGAAAAGCTTAAATATAGAGACCTAGAAAAATTTTTTGAATCTAATTATATTAATCTTGTGGAAAAGGATTAAGATTTATGGAAATATCCAAAACAGATATATTTTTAGTTAATGTTGAGGATAGAATAGCTGCTTCTTTGATGAGAAAACTTCGTAAACATCATCCAAAACCCGGAGCAATTATACCTTTAACTAATGAAGAGTTTGAACTTTTTAAAAAGGGTTGTATTGCTATAAGAACTCCTAATTTATGTTCTAATTGTATTAACTTTAAGGAAAAAGAATGAGAGCAACCTATGTTCGACCATCAGGCTCATTTAATAGTAAAATAGCTATAGTAGGTGAACAACCAGGTAAGATGGAAGTTAAGATAGGTATACCTTTTAGAGGTCCTGCTGGCCAAGAGCTAAGAGATAACCTAAGAATAGCCTCCATAATATCCGATGATTGTTATTTTACTAATGTTATAAAAGATTTAGATAAACCTTTGAGTAGTTATATAACTTATAATAAAGGTAGAATAACTGTTCAACCTGAAGGCCAAGAATATATAGATGAACTCCAAAATGAACTAAAGAACTTTAAAGGTATCATTGTACCTTGTGGATGGGCTGCTCTTTATGCTTTATGCAACAGGACTGGGATTAATAAGTGGAGAGGCTCTATCATTGAATCAACATTATGCCCAGAAGTAATATGTGTCCCATGTCTTCATCCAGCTACAGTAATTCCACCAAAGAATCAATTCCTCAATAGAATATTAATTCAATATGATTTGGCTAAAGCTAAAAGAATATCTGAACAAGGGTTTAGGCCACCTAGATTAGATCTAAGAGTAGCTCACACTGCAACACAAGCAATTGAATTTATCGCAGATTGTCATTATAGAGGAAAAAGAGGTGCAATAATTTGGTTTGATATCGAAACTCCTATTTCTAATATTGGTAAAGAAGTTCTATGCTTTGCTTTAGGTTATAATCTAGAGACTGCTTTATGTGTTCCATTAGTTAGTTATAGAGGAGATTATTTTAGTCCAGAAGATGAGTATAAAATAACAATTAGATTAGCTTCACTATTGGAGGATGAGGATGTTAGGATAGGTGGGCAAAATCTAATATTTGATACTAACTTTATGTTTCGTAAATATGGAATAAGAATAGAGAATGGTCTTAAACTTCATGATACTATGATCGCCCAACAAATAATGCTCCAAGACTTCCCAAAAGGCTTAGACTTTATAACTTCTATCCAAACTGATTTCCCTTATTACAAACAAGAAGGGAAAGATTTTATGAAGAGCGGGGGTAGTTGGGAAAACTTCTGGAAATATAATGCTATGGATATTGTAGCTCCAGCAACAGCATTTAAAAAGCAAAGGGCTCAATTAATTAAGCAAAACAATTTAGAAACATATGATCGCCAAAGGAAACTCTTACCTATTCTTAACTATATGATGGAGCGTGGGATCGAAGTAGATGTTGAAGGTATGAAAGCTGAGAGTATCCAACTTAGTAAGGATATAGATATTAATCAAGTTGAGTTAGATAAAATAGTTGGCCGCCCAATGAACGTTGCTTCCCATAAACAAATGACAACTTATTTTTATATAGACAAGGGTGTTAAACCTTATAAATCGAAGGGAAAAATTAGCTGTGATGATACTGTGCTTAAACGCTTGATAAGACGAGGTTTTAAAGAAGCTCAAGTTGCCCAAACTATTCGGAAATTACAAAAATTAAAGGGGACTTACTTACCATTAGATGACGAAGGTAATTTAACTAAAGTTGATTCAGATGGAAGAATGAGATGTTCTTATAACCCAGTCGGTACAAAGTTTAGTAGATTATCTTCAGCTAAAACTATCTTCGACACCGGCATGGATATGCAGAATTGGCCCCATAAGCAATTAAGACACTTCAAAGCAGATGATGGTTATGTTATATACACTATTGATGAAGCTCAAGCAGAGAATAGAATAGTTGCGTATGCCGGCCAAGTCCGCCCAATGATAGATGCGTTTGAAAGTGGCCAAGACGTACACATGTTGACTGCTGCACTCATATACCAAAAACCAGTAGAGGAAATTTCTAGAGGGGCTGGAACATCTAGAATCAATCCTGAAAAGAGCGAGCGCGATGATGGTAAAGCTGCTAATCATGGATTCAATTATGACTGGGGATACAAAGCATTTGCATTAAAGCATGAGATTCCAGAACGCCAAGGGAAGTTTATATATGAAGGATACCATTCTGTTTATCCAGGTGTTAAGCAATTCTATCACCCTTATATAAGAAAGTGTTTAAGTAAGAATAGAATGATAACTAATTTAATGGGAAGAAATACATTATTTTTAGATAGGTGGGGTGATAAGTTATTTAAAAGTGCGTATAGTTGCATCCCTCAAGGAACAGTTGGTGATGTAATTAATGAGAGGGGGTTAGAGTTTATTTGGTATAATGAAGATAAATTGTTTGATTCCGTTGAGATATTAATACAAGTACATGACTCAATAGGATTTCAAATCCCTTTATCAATTCCACTAAAACAACATGCTAAGATTATTCTCAAGATAAGAGATTCATTAGAACAACCACTTAAGATCCACGGGCAAACTTTTGTAATTCCAATTGACTTAACGATTGGGTTTAACTTATATAAAGAAGATTGTAAGGAGATTAAATGGAAGAGTTTTCCAACCGAGGTTGATGAGTTGGCAATTAAACTTGATAATATTATAGAAGGATTAAAAGATGAATTGGTTAAAGAATAAGCTTAAAAGTTGGTTAGGAATAACTTGGACTGAGAATAGTATAGATAGACTTAATGATCTATATAAAAACTTAGTAGGGATAGGCATAGATGCTCATGTTAAAAGTGATAGTATGATTATAATATTTTCAAAGTTAAGGGGTGGGCAAGTAAGGCAAATTGAAGCAAAATTTAAAAATCTTAGGGAATTAGATGAACTTGCCAGAACTTTGAAAACTCAATATTATACAGATAGAATATGGTCAGATATACCTTATAATTGTAGAGATGCTTTTAGAAATTTATAATAAAGATGAAAATAATCAATTGTAAATGTGGAAGATCAACTAAAGATCCTAAAGTAGTCATAGAGAATGGTCGAAGAATTCTTCGATGTAAGTCTTGCAATGCTTATATTGGATGTAGTCATAAAACTAAAATTATAAAAAGGAGGTTGAGGAAATGAGTAAGTTTAGTGAAGAATTAATTAATCATTTGAACGCTTCATGGTCTACTCAAGAAGATTCAAATATATTAAGGGCTGCTATCATAGAATTAGATAAAAGGCTAGAAACTTATGAAAGTAATTTAGAGTTGATAGTAACTATAGTTGGAAATGTTGTTAATAAAAAAGTTAAAACTGAGACATCTTCAGATGGTCTTTGTAACTGTGATCTAAGTGGTAGACCTCGATCAATGGACTTCAAATAAAATTAGGAGAATAATAATGAGTGAAAAGAAAGCTAAAGAAGAAAGAACGAAACCTAAGTTAATGTTTACTATGACCCTAAGTGCGTATGAAGATGGGCGTTTAGATGTAGAGAATGCTCCATTAGATCCTATATTTGCAATAGATATGTTAAATAGAGGACTTGCCGCTATTATAAAAAGGACTTATGATCAAGTCAGAGCTGCCCATAATAATCAGAAGATGAAAAATGAAAGTAGAATTATTATTCCATCATGATTATTATATAAAAAGGTTCTTATGAGAATAGTATATTTAATTGGTAACAGATTTAAAATAGTAAGATCTTTATACTATAAATTAAGTGGACACCGTTGGTTATGGGGGATTAGAGGCTTTTTAGATGACTATATGATAACAGATCCACACCAATGTACAATAGATGACTTAATACCACTAAGTGAAAGAACTAACAAAAGGGATAATAATGAGCAAGCGGATACTGGAGGATTGGGTTGATGGATATCTTGAACTTACCGAAAATAGTGAACCCCCAGTTACATTTAAACTATGGTCAGCGATTGCAGCAATTGCATCAGTACTTCAACGAAAGTGTAGACTTGACTGGGGATCTCTCACTTTCTACCCGAATATGTACATTGTTTTAGTCGGCCCTCCTGCAACAAGAAAAGGAACTGCAATTAAACCAATGCAGGACATGATTGAAGATATTGGTATCAAGCTTAGTGCTGAGGCTACAACTAGAGAATCCCTTATACGGACTCTCAAAGAAGCAAACGAAGAATATTATGAAGAAGGTAAACAAATCCCTAAATTCCATAGTTCACTTACAGTAATCGCCCCTGAGCTCACCTCATTCTTGGGATTTAATAACCTTCAATTCTTAAGTGATCTAGCCGACTGGTTTGATTGTAGGGAGCGTTGGACTTATAGAACAAAGGGAAAAGGGGAGGATATTATAATTGGATTATTTGTTAATCTATTTGGTGGAACTACTCCAGAATTAATAAAATCTAGCCTTCCTTTAGAAGCAATTGGTAGTGGACTTTCTTCAAGAATAATATTTGTCTATGAGGAGAAGAAGGGGAAAGTTGTTCCATGCCCTTTTTATAGTGATGTTCAATTAGTATTAAAAGAAGATCTATATAGTGATCTTCAACAGATACATCTAATGCGAGGAGTTTTTCAGGTAAGTAGTAAATTTGTAAATAATTGGATTGACTGGTATACATTACAGTCTAATAATCCACCATTTCAAGATCCTAAGTTTGCAGGATATTGTGAAAGAAGAGGACTTCATACTATGAAACTTTGCATGATCCTTTCGGCTAGTCGATCAAGCAATATGTTAATAACTCATGATGATTTAGATCGGGCAATTAAGATACTTCAATTGACTGAGAGGAAAATGAGTTATACTTTTAGAGGATTGGGCAAAGATCCTCAAGCTGAAACAGTTAACAATGTTATGAAGACAATTGCTATGGCAGGGAAGAATGGGATTACTTTTAGTAAGCTCCAAGAGATTCATTTGAGTGATGCTAGTAAATGGCATCTAGAGAAAATTTTAGAGACTTTAAATGCTATGAAATGGTTAGTCGGTTTAGCTAAAGGGAATGAGACAGTTTATATGATGAAGAAACTTTGGGATAAGATGAAAGAGGAAGATGATAATGTTTCTAAAAACTTATAGTGATCAAGTTGAAAATATTAAAAATACAATTAAATCCGCTGTTGAAAGTAGAGATATTAGATTAACAAATGTTAAAGCACCCTTTGAACCAAGATATAAATTTTTTATGAATTTTAAATATTGTAAAATATTTGTACATGCTTCTGGAGTATTAGGTATTAAACCTACAAAAAGAACCTATCAAAGAGAGTGCCCTCACTGTAGTAATATGATTGATATCTAATTAATATAACTATCATGATTAATTCATAATAGTTTAATTTATAAGGAGAAATATAAGTGAAAAAACTAACTGGCTTAATCCATAGCCTATATTGTTACGAAGACCATAATATAGATATGGAAAATGTAAACAATAATAAAGATAAATGTACTTTCTTTTTAGAGAATAGTTTAGAAGGCACTTGGAATCGCCCAGCACATAAGAAATGGTTGGAGAAAGTTACTAACTTAGTTAATAGTTTAGATCTAACTAAAGATGAATCAGAAGAGTTTGTGCTAAAAGCTATTCGACTTGTTGGCCCACTCCAACATCTTATAATGACTGATGATAGTGAAGCTATGGAGAATAGATGTAAGTTCATAGCTGGCTTATTAAATCCTCATGAAATGAAGTTAAGTTGAACGCTTATTAAATGTGTAGATGGTTCATCTACTTAATTAAAGGAGAATAATAATGACATCAAATGAAGTTTTTAAAGAATTATTAGAACTTGGTTGGGTAATACAATTGACTTCTTGCACTTGTGGTGGAAGATATGCTTGGATGAAGCCTAGACTAAGTGGCAGTATGGAAATGGTAGGTTGTATCTGTCATAGTAATCCCTTTAAGTTATTATATAACTATAAAGAGGATATTAATAGATCTAAAATTAATACTTGTCCTTGGTGTGGATGTAAGATGACATATAGTATTCAGATGAAAGGCTGGATTATTACAAATATTACACCTCATGGTTATCAATGCCCATTAGGAATGATTTCATTAGGTCATCGATATAATAGTAGTGAAGAGGCTCTTGAACATTGGAATAATTATAAGAAGGATAAATAAATATGTCTCAATACATATTTTCTGACTTATCTCTATAAGTTCCAACTAATCTTCCTCAACTTTATGCATTCCAAAGAGCTCTTTAAAGCCACTATCATATCGTTTAGATGGATAGTTACCTTCTTGAGCTCGCTTAACTTTCTCAATTGTGTTAAACTTAGTAATATCGGAGGGCCTATCAATAAGATCAGCCAAAGGTACTCCTGAGAAACCTACTTTATTATCATGAAAGTTAAGGAATGGTGGATGAAGCATCATCTCTAATACTGAAGTATCATTAGCTCTAGCAACCATTTCAGCTGCACCAACAATCGCTAACCATTTAACCATTCTTGCACCACCGCTTGTACCAAATATATCTTTTTCATTTCTAAATGCTCTCTTAACTAAATTATATTTAAACTCAGCTAATTTAAAAGGTGTAATTTGAAACATCATAAGCATTCTAGGTAGAGTTCCTTTATACCATAATGGTTGGTCTATACCACCACGAAAATTAACCTCTAATACATTCTTCCAAATAGCATTTTCAAGTTCTCTAACTCCTAAATGCTTCTGCCTCCCCTTAACTAATCCAGCAAATATTGTAACACCATTATCTAACATCTCGGCCATTTGAGTAGGGCTACCAGATAACATTTGAGCATTCTCAACCCACTTATGTGCCACAGGAGTTTCTTGCATAGCTCTAAGTGCGGCTCTATTTGTATAAAAAGTTCTGTATAAACCTAACTCTGCACCTTCAACTTGCTTTTTGCTATATCCCATATCTCCAAGTTTTTCCTTAGCGAATTGCACTGGGACTTTAGCAATTTTTACAGCTCCTTTAGCAGTATCTATAAACCCTAGTTCAGTCCAAGTAGCTGGTTGTTTTAATAAATGCTTATACATAACAGATAAAGACCCACCAATAAGTCTTACATACTCATAAGCTATTGCTAAATTAACTGCTCTATCAACAGGAGCTAATTCTCTAGGATTCCAATTTAACTCTTCCCATTTATCCATATATCTTTTCATTTTTGGTGGGGCAGTAGATTGCCACTCACCCCAACGATCCCTCCAACGTTGCCTAGCTAACTTACGCTCAACTAATGGAATATAAGCATCCATGATAGAATGAATATCAGGAAACCACATTCCTCTACGCTCTCTCTGAGGTAAAAAATCCTCTAAAACTTTAGATCTACCACGCCTTTTAAAACCTTTAAACTTAGTCTCAACTATATCAGAATATATAACGTCTAAATGCGGAATATAATTATCTATAGTAGCAATACCACTATCTAAAAGATCTTTTCCAGTTAGATCTAAATATTCTCTAACCATTTTAGATAGTTTTAACTCTTCTGGAGATAACTTTATATAATGAGGTAGTTTTCTAGCAGCATGTAATGCAACCCTAGCACTTGGATACTTATCCGCTAACTCTAATTGCTTTACTCTAATTTCATTCCTCATAGGTTTAAGATCTTTTTCAGCTAATTTTAATTTGTTTTTTATACCGGCAACTGTATTTTGTACCTTAGTTTTTTTAACTTTAGCTATCCCTTTAGATGAAAGTAATCTATTATTATAATCAATACGATTTCTTAATCTTTGTAACTTATCAAATTCACTTTTATACCTATCTAATATTGGTTGATACTCTTGTTTCATTGCTTTAGTATCTTTAGGAATCCTACCTGACTCATAATTCCACCATTTCCTATAATTAGTTTCATTTAATATCTGTTGTTGAGAGGCTTTAAAAGCATCTATAACCCAATTGCTATTAATATCTAAGACTCGATTTACTACTCTATTTGGTGAACCTCTAAAAGTTCCTATATCTTTAAAACCTTCTCTTAATTTAGGCTCAAGATTTACTTCTATAGAGGACTTTGTCCGTTTAGGCATCCTATTACCTAAACGATAACGAGGAACATACCATCCCTTATTTGCTCGCTCAATCATATAAGCAACAGCTGTATTATCAGTAGGGTCTAACACACTATCATGAAATCTTCTAGAGTTAGTTAATAGTTGATCCCCTTCAGCTACAGTTGGATCAGCTTTCCAATCACCTCTTCTAAACTCTTTAGTGGAAGGTTTAATAGAAACTTTATCTAAATCAGCTTGGCCTTTTCCAATTTGAGCTGCATGATTAATTATTTGTTCGATAGTTTCTTTAGGTACTTTGGCCAAATGCAGAAACTCTTCTAAAGGCATATCTAACTTCTCTGCATGAGCGATAAGTGTTCTAAACCCTTTATATACACTTTCTGATAACTCAGTAATTTCAGGAGAAGTTCCCGTCTCGTTATAAAGTTTCTTTAAAAATCTATCAAGAACAGCTTCTTCATTAACAACAGGCTTATCTGACAACTTTGAACTGAGTTCCTCTATATCTATAATCTTTCCTCTATTTTTATTAATATCTAAAATTTTAGATTTAACTTTCTCTATTGAGTCAATAGGTTTATCTATTTTCTTATTGATCTCAACTAACATTCTGTCAGCAATCTCATTCATAGGATCATTAGGAGACATTTTTGCACCGAGGTCTTGAATCTTTTCCCTTGTAGCTTTCATTCCAACTTCATCATTCTCCCTTAGAGCCTTACCAACTTCTTCATTTATAGAGCGTAATTGTATTTCAGCTTCTGCAGTACCGATAATTTCAGTTTCTTTAATTGACTCAGCCTCAATAGCTGCCAATTCCTCATCAGTTATATCGATAGGTTTCTTTGTTCTTTCAGCTATAGCTTCTCTCTTTGCTAATTGTTCTCTAGCTGTTTCTTGTTTAGAAATATCTTTTTCAACTAATTCTTCTGCAATTATAGCTTCTTTTTTTGCTAATTGTTCTTCCACAACCTTTTCAACTTTAATCTCTTCGACTAAAAGCTCTTTACCTCTCTTTTTAATAACTCTAGGTTTAATCTTTTGATCTAGACTCTTATCAACTACTGTATCAAGAACAGGCTTAACTCCTTCAACATCTGAAACTCTATCTATAACTTTAGGTTTTTTAATTACTCTATTACTTGACTCTCTTCCTATAGATATATCTTGGATAGGCCCCATCATACGCTTATCAAGTCCATCTATAACTACATTAGAATCCTTTAAATCTAATTCTTTTAACTCATTGGCTAAAGTCTCTCCAATATCTTTGATATTTTCATCTATAATAGGGTCACTTGAGTCTAGCTTTTTAACTGTCTCCTGAAGACTCTTCATCTCGTTGGCTTTAGTTCGAGCTTTCCATTTAGCATTTCCAGTTTTAGCTACAGCACCAATAGCATAAAACTCAGTAAGCTCAACTATTAATCCCATAAAAAATGCTGATCTATGATAGCCTAGTTCTTTATAAGATTCTTCAGTAGCTCTAGCCGGTGTAAGTAAATAGTCAATAGCCTTGCCAAGTTTCATAGATCTACTTTGGCCAACTTCAGTTTGAGGTTGATAAAACTTACTTCCAATATCTTCACTTCGAGCTTTAGTAAGTTCAACAATCTCTTCGCTAGTTAGACCTTTAAGATTCTCTAGCCCAACTCTTTTTAATATATCTAATCCAACAAGATCTCCAACCTTCTCAACTCCTTGAACAGCTGATAAGGCTCCTATATCGAGAGCTTGGGTACCAGCAGTTGTCATCCATGCAGGTACTCCACCACCAATACTAAATATAGTATCTAAAGTTTCTAAACCCTCTTTATTAGTTTGTTGAAGGTTTTCCATAAAGGCTGAACCTCCAGATTTAACTCTTTCTGTAAAACCTTTAGATTCTACTTCAGTTTCTTTAGATTCTTCAGATTGAGGACGAGAGATTACTCTTGCAGGTGTTGCTACACTTGTGCCACTTAAAACTTTATTATATTGTTCTTGGTTAATTCGTCCATCATCTAAGAAACGCTTAAATAATATCTCATCATTAGTAGGCATTATTTATATTCCTCTAATTCCATATCAAACTCAGACTTTAGATATTCTTGAAGAGCCTCAAAAGTATTTGCTGGAGTTCCATCCTCATAAGTTGTATTACTAATAATAGCATGGACATCCGAAGCAGTCATAGGTACTTTTGTTCCAGCAACATCTTTAACAGGAAGCTTAAATCTCTTAGTACTTATTACATCCTTATCTGGCCAGAATGCATCAACCCCTAAAAAAGTCTCTACTTGAGTATCTGGGCGTACTACTGTAAAATAAGGTTTATCAGAGAACGCATTAATTGAACTTGTAAGAATGCTAGCTCCTTTTTGAAACTCCTCTTCACTTAGCTTATTATCATTCCTTAAAGCCATCATCTTATTAAGATCAAGTTCAGATTTAAGTGTATCCTTTCGCATAGATCTAATTTGAGCATTAGTCACCTTGCCAGATTTTAAATTCTCTAAAGCCAATTGTCTTGCAAAGGTTGGATCGGCTTTATGTAGTAAAGATACTGGAGCTTTTGATGGATCACCATCATACTGACTATCAATTGTATCCCAAGCCTTTTTAGATGCTACTGAAGCAGCCTTGTCTCTACCAAGTACAGCCAGACGTTCTGTAGCGAGTTCTCTTTGGGGTGCATTAATCCTTAAGTTAGCTAATTTAGTAGCTTGTGTAGCAGCCTCCTCCCTTATCTTCTTCCCTAACAATTCCTTCCTAGTTGCCGGAACACCTGAGACAGTTTGATCTAAAGTACCTTCTCTAATAGTCTGACCTTGTGTTTGCGCAGAAAGCTCACTAAGAATATCCTGCCAAGCTTGATTCTTTTTAAGTGTTCCAACATTCAGCATATTCTGAAGACCTATTCCAACTAAATTTCTATAGTTGACATCACCAATATCTCTACCGGAAAGTGCTTCTGAAATTCTGGTCGGTGATGTCTGAGAAGGAAAAGGGGCTGCCCCAGTTGGAGTACCTCTCACCGGAGTTTTAAGTGCACTACCTTGTTGTTGATTATCGGGAATTCCATCCTCATTTAAATCTTCAGTAACTGTAGTAACTCTTTGAGGTTTTCCAGTTGGGCCAACAGTATCTTTAATAACTCTACTAGTTTCACCAGTAGTACCTGCAGGAGTTTGTTTCTTCCTGTCTAATTCTCTAGCAGCTATATTCTCTCTAGATAAGTTCCTTCCAAATCCACTAAGAGCTTCTACAAAAGGGTTTCCTTGACCTATAACTCCCCCAAGTGTAGCACCAAGGTTAGCAAGCGCATCAATAGGAATCTTTCTATTACCTAAATTAAAAGTATCTTTCCCACCAGACGTTTGAAACATCTGAAAATCTTTAACTGTTCCTTCAAAAGCCATAACATCCTCCTATTTAAAATAACCTTCTTTCATCCTCTGCAATTCTACCAGGAGAAACTCCAGGACCTCGGAAGTCTCCACCATTATTTAGATTACTAATAGAACTAAATTGTGTGGGGGTTTCTTCACCTGTAGAAGTTTCTAATGTTGGTGTTATAGGAAAAATATCATCCTCATCTTCATCCCTCACAATAGTCCCACCAGCTGCAGAAGCTCTTCTGGATAAACTAGTTCCTTTTAATGAACCCACCCCGCCACTACTTCTGCCACCACTAGAAGGTGTTCCAGTACTACCTCCACCAAACCCTGGTATAGTAGATCCTGGTACTACAGGGTCTGTAATCGATTCAGCTATTTGCTCCGCTGATATCCCTTGATCCTTCATCCAATTAAGAGTCTCTGCTATAGACTCATACATAATAGGAGGGGTGCCAAAACCTAATATCTCTGGTTGTTCTAACCAAGCTAATTCATCAGTAAGATTAAAATCTGTATAAGTACTTGGGTCAGTAGTATGCCTAACAATCTCATACCCACCTTCTGCTAATTTTGTTACGTGTTCTGCTGGATTAAAAGCACTAAGATCAGCCCCCGTTGTATTTTCTAATTGAGCTATTGGGTTAAGAGCGTCACCAATATTACCTTCCAAAAGACTATCTACATTATTTATTGGATTAAGAAAATCACCTACATCACCAAGACCAAAATTTGACCCGGAATCACTAGGTGTATAATCTGGTCCAAAATCTGTGACTAAAAGATCCTTAACAACTGACTCATCAAAACTTGGATCAAAAACTATTCCAGGCATAACTCCTCCTTACATTACCCAGTTAAATATCCACCAATTCCGCCAGCTACTGCGCCTATACCAGCCCCCCAAGGACCAAATGCTGATCCAACAGCAGCTCCACTTAATGCACCACCTAATGCAGATGCATTTTTGCCTGGCCTTGCATTACCTCCACCTCTACCACCACCAATAGCCCCTAACATAGTTGCGCCATACTGAAATACTTCGAGTCCCCACAATGCGTCAAAAGCATCTAGTTCAAGATTTCTATCAACCTCCTCTTGTTGAGATATAATCTGAAGTCTATTAGATTCTATAGTATAATGCATAACAGTTTTATCAAGTTCTATTTCTTGAACATATCCAGCATAGATAGTATTGGCCATTGTAGCTATCATTGCTTGTCTAGCTTTCTCTAACTCAACCCCACTATCATAAACCTTTCCAGCCATTGTAGATATAACTGCTCTTCGATTCTTCTCAATATCAGCATCTATCATATCCTTTTGAAGAAATGCTTTTGTTCTCAAGTCACCTTGATAAGCATTAACATCTCTAGATGCTTTAGCTTCAATATCAGCTTGGCCCATTACAAAGGATGAACTTAAGACAGAATTGATTGTTAGCATTCCAGCTTGGAATCTTGGAAGAACATCGTTTTCAACTCTCTCATCAACTAGATCTTCAAACGCTCCAACTGCTGTAGATATCTCATCCTCGGCAGCTGGAGTTACTGCATTAGTCATACCATCAAAAGCAGCCTCTGCAGTTGTCATAGTTGTTCCAATAGTATCAACTGCATCTGACATAGCTTCAAAATCAGTTTCCGCTAAAGCCATAGCACTAGTCCAATGACCAGTTACATCATAAGCAGCTACTACCGTTGCAAAAGATGAAACAGCTGCAGTTATTGCAGTATTCTCGGTTGAAGGATCGAATGCAACTTCTCCTGTATAAGGATTTCCACTTAAAGCAGTATCCATTTCAGATTCAATATCTGAACTACAGTTAGCAGCTTCTGCAGCTGCGCTATCACCATATAACCAATCTGCATGAGTCTCTTTTATATATGATGGAAAATCTACAGTTCCTGCTGCCCCACCACCACCCATAACTCCTCCTTTTCCAACTATTATGAATAAATCATGATAGTGGAATTACTATATAGTGTGATTCAATCATACCATCAATTCTTCTGGCCATATTAAGTATCCCATTATTATTAGTATAGCCAGTCATCATCTTACAACCTTTATCTCTAGCATAAATTTCAAGAGTATTAATACTATCAAGCCAAGCTTTCTGATTAATCTTAGTTGAAACATAAAGAGAATGAATTAGAAGATCCTCATTCCCAATAGCTGTTACTACAATCCCAACTATATCATCATGATCAACTATGAACCAACAAATCATAATTCTACCTAATAAATTAGCCAAGATTAAATTAAGATCATCCTTAGATAATGGAAAAGGGCTTGAGGCTTCTACTGCATATTTAATCTGATTCCATTTCAACGCCACATCCTGAGGAGTCTGTTTCACTAGCATTTATTATTCCTTCCATTTCAATTAATAGATCATCTACTAAATATGATTTAACTACACTATCTTTAATACCTAAATGATATAAGATTGAAATACTTACTCCACCCATATCTATTGATCTACCATCTACAGAGATAGCACTATACAAAGAAATAATATCACCTGGTTCTACAGGTATATCTATATCTAATATAGCATATCTATCCTTAATAGTTATAACTCTTTCAACTAAGGTACTATTCCTCTCTAATTTACAAATAAAAGCATATTCTTCTTGAGGTTTAGGAGTGTTACCTACAGCAATTCCGACTTTACTAATTTTGCCTCTAGCAATTATGAAATGTTTATATATTAATCCATTTTCATCTGGTTCAACTGTATAATAGGAAATTAGAATAGGAGGAATTATACCTCTTTTCTTTTTACTTCTATTACCAATAACTCTATTAAAAAGTATCTCTGCCATCTTTAACTTTTGCTCAACTGTCCCAGTTAATCTAATCCTCTTAGCCATTAATTTCCCTCCGACCTCTTAAGTTATGCTTATCCACAAATTGCATCTTTATTTTTAACCTTTTAATATCAAAGTCACTATCACTATCTCTATAATCTTCACATCTAATACCTACTCTAAAATCTGAGGCAGTTATCCTCTTACTAGAAACTCCTTTGTTATTAATAGGAGTCCAACTGCTCTCAGTAAAGGTTTTAGTTTGATGATCACTCTTATATTGTATAGCGCATTCTAATGGCCTCGCATTTCCACCATTAGTAGATAAGTAATGTCCATCAAACTCAACAGTCGTAAGAGTCTTATGACCTCTTTGGTTAAAGTTAAGAGTATCAGCCATTATTCTAATTTTATAATCTGCGCTATCTGCCCAAAAGCCAAATAATCCAGAGTTAGTATATATAACTGATGTAGTTAGTTGATTAGTAGAATACAATCCAAACTCAGTTAAGACATAACCAATTTGCCCATTAGATATATAGAATCTTCTAAACTCTGGAAGATAAGTTACAATAGTATCATACCTTCCACCTCCAGGATCAGTAAATAAAGGAGTCATAAACTCTCTATAACCAAGTTTAGTATATGTAGGAATATTACCGGGCTTAACTACCCAAAAGTCATTATAATTATCTATAAATCCATGAATACTACTATCCCCAGCAATATGATTCCCACTCCTAATTCCTAATGATTGAACATCCTGGAGACTATAAGTAAATATTGGTTGGCTAACTGGAGATATAGAAGCTATCCCAAAGTTACCATATACTATAACAGAGTTACCTAATTGCTTCATAGCATGGATTATTCCTGAATGTTCGGAACTTTCCCAATCACTATTTCTTGCCCAGGGAATCTGCCTATAACCAGTTGTCTTATAGAATGGATTATCCTTACTCGATCTAAAATCAACTCCTCCAATACCTGCCCAAGCAATAGTACTTAAATTAAAATCATTCCAAGGAATAGTTTCTACATTATTAACAATTCCTCCAATTAATAACTGTCCATTAAAGGTACAATTAGCTGAATGAGTTGGGACATAAGTAGTTGGATGAATAGTGTGAGTAGCATCCTCTCCAAAAGTTCCAGGAACCCTCTGCCAACTCCCAATTACATTAGTACTTCCATCTTTACCTATTACAGAGATTAAGTAGAATTGTTGAACTTGAGCAATGCTAATATAATCAATCTCACTCGCTATACCTAAATCAAGTAACTCAACAGCATTCCAGTCATTACCTGAAGCTACTTTATAGAACTCATAAAGATATAGATTGGAACTAACTGGAGCTACAGCAAGGAGATAATTATCTATATTAAAAACTCTAGGCCAGGGCCAAGCTACTGTCCATGTGCCACTATCAGAAGATATAGCCATATTAATTAAATCCTATTTAGCAATTAATGGTGCTGATTGATTCCAATTTGTACCATCATATATAAGTTGTATCATATCTGCATCAGTCACAGATACATCGGCAGTATTTACAAGTTTTAGATTACCTGTACCATGCTTTAAATCTAAACTACCGTTAAATTTTAAAGTTATAGTTTTACCTGTTTTCCTAACAGTCCCTTCAATTGTAGTAATATCAGTTGTTCCAGTTATACTAATAAAGCCACTATTACTATTACAAATAATTGACCCTGCACTTGCAACTGTTGGAAAATTTGTATTTGTAGCTGAAGATAGATTATTTTCAAAAAATATTTTGTTACCGTTTGAACCAGTAACACCAGTAAAATCATACTCAGTTGCTATTGCGTTTGCATCAAACTGTGTTCGATTGCCTGTTACAACTACCCAAGGAGCTCCATTATTTATATCAGCAATAACAGTGTGAAAAGTATTACCATCAGTAGATCGAATATAATTATCTTTAAATGTATTACGCTGATCTGCAAAATCAACAACGGCACCTGTTGTGACATCCTCAAAATAACATCCTTGAATGATATTATCCGTATTAGTTGCGCCAAAACTAATAAAGTCATTTGCAGTTGTTGTTCCTCCAGCGCTGGTACCTTTAAAAACACAATTAGATATTATAGATCCTGTTGAAGAGCCTTTATATACAATTCCTTCACCATTGTAATTAGTAGTATTTGTCTCAATATCACAATTTGATATAGTAACATCAGAGGCTATTGCAAGAGCTGTACCTGCGTATCCGTCAACAGAACAATTCGATATGGATGAATCAACACCAGTAAAAAATACTGTCCCACTTGCATCATCCGCATTAACAACATGTATATTTGCATAGATACCCGTCCCACTTACTGCCCCATAACAATCTTTTACAGCACAATTTGAAACTGAAATTGGTTCATTCGCACCATTTGAGACAAAGTATCCTTCTAATTGTTCAGCATAACAGTTAGTGACTACTGTATTTCTTTGGTTTGCGTAAATACAATGGTCAGTTTTTGCCGTACCAATATCTCTAAAATTACAATTACTAATTTCCATTCCTTCGGCATTTGTAAATACTGCTGCAGCACCACCACTACCACCAGCACCAATATTGGCACAGTCAACAAAAGTGCATCTATCAACCACCCACTCTTTAGACCCAACTGTATCAACTTTTAACGGAAATCCTAAACCCTCAAACTCACAATCGATAACCCTTATTCTTGATGTATGATATGGTGCGGATATGCCAAAACCTTGAGCATCCTTATCACTATCTGAACCAAACTTAATCCCATTAATAAATAAATCATTAACAGCATCATTTGATCCAGATATCCATAATATAACTGTATTTGTACCTTCATTTGTAACAAGTTCAAGTTCTGGCATACCTATCCCTTGCCATGATACTTGATCTTTCATAGTTATTGCAGCATTACCACCTGTACTAGTTATTGAATACGTATTGGATGCTTTTCTTATAATTAACGTAGCACCCGCTCCACAAGCTTGATTCGCTTCACTAATTATAACACCATCATTTGTACCACCATCTGCATTAGGATTGAACCAATTTAGTTCAATTTCTTTTTGGCTTTCTTTTGCAGATCCAAAAGCTATAGTTCCACTACCACTTTTTATTGGATAGTTTCCAATTTCAACTGAACCATTAAAAGTGACAACTTTGCCAGAAGCTACATTTAAAGTAACTCCTCTAGGAATTATAACTGTTGTTGTAGTTGCAAAAGTTATATCATCACTAATAGTCCAAGTATCAGGCTTCAACCATAAAGTAGTTTCATTTGCACCTATTGCAGTAATAGCAGTTTGAATAGTGGCATCAGTAAATGTAGCTCCATCACCATAAATCTCTGCTACATCTATAATATGTTCTCTAAGATTAACCATCCCATCATAGAGACTTGCACTTGTAATCTTTTTAGTAGTATTAAGATTATCATCTACTATAGCTACTTCATCAGTGTCAGTAAGATTAGATCTTGTTAATTCTGCAAGATCGCTAATTTTTGCATCAGCCATAATAAACTCCTATTAAAAAAGTATCCCATCTCCAGCTTCAGTTAATAATTTATCTTCAATTTCTTGGAGAATATATTGATCAGTACTTGCTGTGAATAGATTTATAAAATGATGAATTCTCAATCCTTGTTCAGTGGGCATTAAGTTATGACATTCAACTAAAGTTTGATCTCCAGCCATAGTTTCTTTAAATCTCCTAAGCCCGCCTTTTAGACCTTTATCAAAAGTATATTCAAATTCTTTCATCCATCCATCTCCTCAATATTACTTTGATCTTGATCTACAATATCTTTATCCAAATCTGTTAAATCACTATCTACTACAAAATCCCAATCTCTCACACCCTCAGTATTTCTATAACTAACTTCTAACTGTCTTAATGCAGCATTTATTAATAGATCCGAATGCTCAACACTCCAGTAATTTTCATCTCCTTCACTATTTAATGCTGGAAGATAGAAGACTCCAACTACTTCAATAACATAAGCTTCATCTAATGGAGGACCAAATATAATTCCATCATAACTTTCACTACTCGCCATAACAAAATTCATATAAGTAGCAAGATTATCCATATCAGTTGAGTCAACACTTCTTAGTCTTGCAGGGACATAGTATAATGGCCCACCAGTATCAATCTCAGAGATAGGTTCAGGGAATATATCTCTAAACTCTTGCATAGTTTTCTTTTCAAGTTCATATCTACTAGTACCATTGTTCACCCAAACTTCCTTAATTGATCTAGCAGTTTGAAAACTCATAGTATAAGCATCAATAGCTTTCTCATCAAATATAGATGAGGATGAACGCTTGACATTCATCTTTCTTTCAAGCCACTTTTGGCCATTATCTATAAAATAATCAGCACCATTATCAGTATAATCTGCACCCCAATAATCAGTAGCTAAATCATAACGACCACTAAGTTCTATAAACTTTGTTCTTAATTCTACTCTAGTCATTTTTATACCTTAAAATATCATGTCTAGATCCAGTTTGGATTAAATGACCCACTATCCAAGCTGGGCCATTTAATACTAATTATAATTAGTTTAGTTTATGGACTACCATTATCTGTATTAAATCCATTCAAGTACGCCATAGTTGAAGGATGATGAATCTCAAACCCCATTTCAGTCAGATACTCTTCATCAGTACCATCGATCCTATTACGTCCAGTGTTTTTCTTATCCGGGTCATTATAGAATGTAGTATCAGTAATATAGCGATACTTAAGATTCTTAGGCTCGAACAATACCATACTATTTCTATGAGTTTCCTCAAAACTAAACAATGGATGGACAATAAGATTAACCGTACCAAATGGAGTAACCCATTTCATAACATTAATCCCATAAGATGTGGTTTCGGCAGTAAAGTTAAACGTACCATACTCCTTCACTAATTTATTAATCCCAAGGATTGCACCAGAACCAGCAAGACCAAGACGCTCTCTTCCGCCATAACGGAATAATTCTTCAAGTTGAACATCTAACCATTCCTCTCCATTAGCAAGCCAAGTTGTATCAGTGTAGTCAGTATTTGTAGAAAAATCATCAGTTATTCCACCATTGGCACTTAGATAAGGTATAAGCCCCCAAGTACTTCTTTCAGGTTTACCGTTATCACCGGTACCATTATAACCATAACTCCAGATTATAGACTTTTCCATCTCAACTGAATGGAGTTCAAGAGCCTCCCTCTTAGCTTCTTGGTATTGATCACCAGTTCTAAGATGAGTCTTCAACGCAGTTCTAGTTATTGATAATGGTGTACGAAGAATCTCAGTATAGTTTGTACGCTGAGTAGGATCATATGCAATCGCATCAGGCATTATACCACCTTCAGGATTCATATTACCAATAATTAGGATTCTATTACAATCTGCAATCCCAGTAGTTGTTGGATCGGCCTGTAACAATTTAACAGGCATATAAGAATTAGCTCCATTACTAGTTGGAGTTGCCACTACTTTTGCATTAGTTGAATCAGCATAATTAGCTGTATTCATTAATAGTACTTTATGACCCTGTCTAAACTCACTTACTATAGCGGCGGTGGTCTTTACATAAAGGATATCGCCAGCCACACCTCCAGTTGTATATGCAGTAGTCAAAGTAACCTCTGTATATACATTAGTAACCGCGCCAGCTTGAGTAGCTAAGCTTTTATCCCACCAATTAAATACAGGACTATCAACTGACTCTTCTGCCATCTTTGACATAATAGCTGTCAATGGAGCAGTCCCATTTGGATAAAGAAACAATACAGTTTCTCTCCAATTTTCTGGCCATTGGTTAGCAGCCCAATCACCATTACCTCTCATTCCCATAAATCCAGCACTCATAATATTTCCTCCTCATTTAGTTTAAATTACTTAAGCAGCTACAGAAACTCCAGTTGTACCAAAAGTCGGAACTGCTCCAGTAACATAGATATTTCTTGCAGCTTGGGCCATAACAGTACAGTTAACAGATGCACAATCTTGAAGCAAGACAGAACCTTGTGTTTGAGCAGCTCCAAAACCTACTGCATGTGCAGGAACTCCTGCAGCCAACAAATTATTCATAAATGTACAATTCTTCATTAACAACATTCTTTCGACATCAGTTGCATTTGCACCATAGACCATTACTTTATCAGTATCATCAGCTTTTGATAAGAACAAGCAGTTCTCAAAATATGTGTCTCTGCATTTCTTACCTGAAAGAGTTGCTGTCAATAAAACATTAGCCCTTATATTGCCAGTTTCGTTTGCAGAACTTCCAAAAGTGCAGTCATAGAACATTGCGCTATCACCATTATGCAAAAACTCTGAAGCGCCGGCGTCATCAAGATCAGTACTTTTGTAAAATTCACAATTACTAAATCTTGAAAACTCACCACCTTCAGCAAAACCATAAAGTCCTTCAGCTACAGTATTTGCATTAATGACCTTAATACCAGTAAAAGTATTACGAATGCCAGTATTTTGAATAGTCGCAATATTAGTAGCTCCAGATGCTAAAGTACAGCTAATCTTTGCACCTTGCCCAAAATGCCCTAATGCACCATTGACTCCAACAGTATGTAATCTATTCTTAGTGATATTAACCATAGCAGCTTCAACTACTTCTGAATCACCATCAATAAATATAACATCATTGTTATTATCAGTTGCAGCAGCAACGGCAGCACTATAAGTCTTAAAAGATTTATTCCTCCGTTTACCACTATTAGTATCAAGCCCATTACGATAATCAACAAACCAAGGATCACCATAAGGCATCCCAATTACGTGGGCACCTCTGACTGAAAATGATCCACTAACATTAAGATTCAATCCATCACTAGTTATACCAGCCCTTCTTAAAATTCCCCTCCAACTCATAATATCCTCCTATCTAATTCTAATTGATACTCGACTATTGTCGACGAGGTTATTGTTTATTAAGCAACATTAGTATACAATGTCAACCAACTATCGCCAGTACAATACATAACTGCAACATCATCATCAGCGTCCATACTGTGAATTGTAGTTGCGGTCTCCTTATCTACAAGAGTAACGGTATCTTGAGCATTACCTTCAGGAGCAATGACACTAAATATACTCCCAGCACACTCCGCCATAGGAGGTAATGTTACTGTGAACGCTGCAGCAGTTGAATCCGCTATGATATGATTATCATATGGTTTCATCTGATATGTAGTAAGTACAGTTTTTACAAAAGGATTCCCTCCTTGATAAGTATCCCTATTACTTCTGTCAATTCTATTTTGACTCATAATTAAACCTCCGTCTTTATCATATCACCTATTTGGTTAGATAAACTATTTTTATTAACATTCTTATTCTTAGATCCTCTAGTTTTGCCTCCTTTAGACTTATTAGCAAAACCAGGATTTCTAACCTTTTTCTTATTAGTCCTGCTATTCAACTGTCTTCGGCTTACTAAAGTCTTCTTTTTAGCAGGCATTCCAAGAACTTTTCTTGTTACTTTGCCAGCTTCAGTAAAGATTTCAACCATTGTCCAATCAGGATGTTCGGCAGCAATCCCATTACCTATTCTCCCAACTGTGCCTTTTACTTCAAGTAAGTCATCATTCACTTCATAAAAATCATCAACTACAGCATTTACTTGAGTCTGATGCTTAACCATCTTAAGAACAACACCAGGAAGTTGTTTGAGGACTTTCTCATTCTGTTTTGAGGCAGAATAATTAGCAACATTCATTAGAACTTGATGGAACTTTTCGGGATCGGATACAACATCATCTATATTCATATCACCAATGAAAGATTTTATTTCATCGCTAACATTATTAGATTCAGTATTATCTTCACTATCATCATTAATAGAGTCGTCTGGTTTAACTGTTAGATTTGAATGAGTTCCAGACTCAAGTTCTTGAATATGTTTTAGTAAAAGTTTATTCTGCTCTCCAGGAGTTAGATCTTTTTCATCAACTTCTTCAGCTTCTTCATCTTCAGACTCATCAGATTCATCTAAATCTTCTTCGTCTTCTCCTTCTTCAGCATCTCCCTCATCCTCTTCATCTTCAATTCCCTCATCAGTTGAAACGCTTTCCTCCTCTTCCTCTTCTCCCTCCAAATCCTTCTTGTCTTTTTCGTCGGCTCCATCAGATACATCCTCCTCACTAGTATCATCATCATTATCAGAGCTTAACCCAAGATTGGAAAGCATATCACTCATTTGAGATTGCTGGTCTTCATCCATTACTCTACTGACATTATCATCTACTTCTGTTTCAGTATTTTCATTCTCGATTGTCATTTCTTCCTCCTTCTTCATTAGTTTCATTAGTTTCATTTACATCAGTTAATTGCCCAATAAATTGATCTACAGTATTCATCATATGTCTTAAAGCCTCGGCGTTACCTCCTAATCTATCTAATCCTCGATTATCTAAGTTAAGAGAAGGATTCTCTAACATATCTCTTACTTCAATAAGATACTCATCCCACTCTCTAATTAAGTCTCTATAAACATTAGTTTCTTTAAAATCTTGAAACTCTTTTAGAGAAGCCGTAGGTTCAAATACTCCCTCATTACTTTTTCTTATATCTACAATATCTTTAAATGCCACTACAATCCTTTCAACTGCTATGATTTATTCATAATAGTTATATAACTCCCTCAGTGGGAATTAAGTTTCCTTGTTGTACTTGATTTTGAACTTGGCCAGGATCAACAGTTTTTATTTTAGTAAAATCCTCAACATTCTTAGCCCCATTATTTCTAGCAATATGTTTGAATATTCTAACTACATCAAACTCTTGCTGGAGTTCAGGATATTTACCAATAGTTTCAAACATTCTAACCCAAACATCACTAAAATTATTCCCTGGAACAGTCCCATCTCTAGCATCAATATCATAATCGACTAAAATATCCATTGGGCTAACTTGCATTCTGTCATTAAATTCAGCTCCTTGGGCAGCATACTCTTTCATCAAAGTCTCTTGCCATCGCCCAGTTGTCTTAACATAAGTATCTTCTTCCATAAATTGCTGAGTATGATGAGCAAACATTCCACCTAATTCTTGCATAGATTGAAGACCAATAATTCTAGCAATTTTTTCAAGTCGACTAAATAACTCCCTTTGGGTTCCTTGAAATTCTGTACCAGTTAATCTCTCTGGGCCACCTGATCTTTGTGATCCCATTCTGCCGGTCCCAGCTATCTCCTTCATATACTCAGTCATAAAGGAAACATCTGCTATATTTTGACGAGTAACATCATTAACTGGGAATTGCATTATACTATCTTTTACACCCCTTCCCCACATAGGCCGCCTTGTTCTAATAAGCTTCCCTGGTCCAGGATTCCTAACATCATTTATATTAACAATATAAGGATCTATTATAAACATATCTTGGATCGCTTTTCTTACATTAGCAACATGGCTATTGAATAACCAATCTACATTCTTTTGTAAACCAAGTAAAGACTCTATCCTACTTATGGGGCTAGAACTATAACCATCAAACTCACTCGCACTTACTACAAGGGGGAACTTTCCATGATCTAGTTCAATTGGTCTAGCCTCAACAATTATACTATCCGAAGCTATAGTAAACAACCATTTCTCTGGATACTCATTATCTCCAAGTTTCCAATCTTTAGGAATTAGCTTAACAAACATCCTTATTAAATCAACTGGCTTGTTATGAGTACCTTCCTTTATCCTATTAGTCAATTTACTCTTGGTATTTCTACCAGTTCGATCTTCTCCATATAAAACAGATGTTTTTGTTTGTAATCCTTTTAAGTATTTTACATTAAATAGATCCCCATCACTATGTTTTTCCTCACTTAAAAGATCCATATAATTAGTTCTATCTAACCAACCAAAATATTCCATCTTCTGGACATCATGAATTGGAACATTTGGATCTGGAAGACATAAGTAAGGATCAATATTCATTAATTCATTACCTTCAAATAAAACAGTCTCTTCTTTATCTCTAACAAAGTCCGCGTCTTTAAAAGGGTTTGAACTATTTATTCTTCGGGCAATAGTCCTACTCCCCCACTCAACAGTCCATCTTGGAGCAGCCACCCCAAACCCATAAGCAAGATCATCTCTATACATTGTATGTAATGGTAATGCAGTCTTAAAGTGTCTATTATGCTTCTCTATAATCTGCTCCATCATTATAGCCCCTATTGTATCTTCAGGACTAGTCCCCTCATAACGAATCATAGGGTTCTGAACAAAAGCACTTATTAAATAACCTAACACAGTCTCTAATATTGCATGAGTATATGGAAATACAATACTTACAGGTTTAAGTGGATCAGTTTTCTGTAGATCCTGCTCACTCTCAGTTAGATCTATATAAGTTGTCAGTGTATGATCCACTTCTTTCCAAGCATCAAACCTATTACTAATAATCGCATTAGCCTCTCGGGCACGTTGCATTATATTATTAACTAATTTATTATGTAATTCACTATTAGGACGTAGATCAGTTCCTTCAGGATAATCATAATCTAAATCCTCAGCAAAAATTGCATGATTAAAGTTATTCTCTAAATTACCATGTACTATATTTGGCATTATTGATCCTTCTTACCTTTAACCTTAACTTTTTTAACTAATTTATCTCTTAAACTTTTAATCTCATCATTTAAGATCTCAATAGTTACATTTAATCTAGTTAATTCAAACTGTTGAAATCCTAATATTGCTTGAATTTTATGAGTTAAAATTTGGGATACTTTGTCCTTATTAACTTCAGTTTTACTCATTGTAATCCTTTCAAGTTATTTTATTTCCTTAATCATGTAAATAAGCTAACCAAAATAATGCATCATCCACCACTGGATCTGATCCATCAGCACTCATTATCTCAAATTGTATTTCATCACTTGCTGTACCTTCTACATAAATGGGTATAACAACATTCATTTCATTATTTGCTCCAGTAGTAGAAATACCTATAGCTCTCCCTTCAACTCTAATCTGTGTGTTATTATAAACTCTTACATGAAAATCCTTTCCATTTAAACCTGAAATAGACACGGATAAAGTTCCGATATAATCACCAGTATTTACTAATGTAAATACGTCTCCACTTTCAGAAATCCCATCTGCCTCATCTAAATTCCATAAGTCATTTCCAACATTCGTAATATGATTCCAATCACCTACTCCACAAACTATAGTTTCTGCTTGATCTTCAAATCCACCATAAGCATGCCAGGTAGTAGTTTGCCGCACCATACCAGTCACGTTAACATTAGCATTAAATCTGTGCGCGGTTGTAGCACCATAGTCCATATAGCCATCATTAATACTATCGATATACTCATTAAGATCAATTTGTGTAATTGCTATTTTATTTCTTACTAAAATCTCACCTGTGGTCAGAATCACCAGTTCGTTAGGGTTGCTATTGTGCCCAATCTTAATATCTCGATTTAGTCCTGTACCAGCTCGAAACGTGAAGAACTCATAATCATTCCTTGCATTATTATAGCTAAAAACCATAGTCTCTCGGTTAGCCACGCCAGGCTGTCCCACAGCATCGAGATTAAATCCAATCGTATCCGTACCATCCATATCAGCAGATTGGACTCTAAGATTCATTGGCTCGCCACTTACAGTGTTCCTTATAGCTGGGAAACCTCCTGCTTGTGCTTCTGTTAAAATATAACTATCCTGCCAACGGATATCATCGTCTGCTATAAGATCACCATTTATTGTAAGATCGTCATTTACTGTAAGATTTCCAGTTAGTTCACCACTTACTGTAAGATCACTGCCAATGGTAAAGTTGCCAAATATAGAACCATCCCCATCATGTAACAATTGAAGAACTTCTCGGTCTGCCGCCGAACCTCTTGCTCCACCGGACTGTATGCTGAATAATATATCTGTTCCAGAGTTTATCCATTGACGCATTACAAAAGCGTTGTCCGCCGCTTGGAGTCCAATAAATGCTGTCTCAACTTCACTCCCATCCGCACCCTCATCGAAAAATATTCGAGGACCATCAGGAGCTTTAATAGCCATACCATCGAAAGTATTGTTAGTCCTTACTACTAACTCAGCATCGCTATCAGTACTTACAGTATTAATAAGCACTTCGCCAGCTATGACAGTACCATTTATACTAAAATTACTATTTAAATATTTTCCACTCAAAGCTACCCATAAACCACTACTCCCATCCACACTATAAGGCACCTCTTCAGCAGCTCCAGAAGCATCCCATGCATACATAGTATATTCATCATCAGCCGCCGCACCAACTTCATAAGCCAACATGATAGATCCAGCTGCACTACCAGCAACTGCATTTAATTCGGTTGAGGGATCGTCTATATTTGCAACAGATAATACATCAATGACTGCACCAATAGCAGTACTCATATCATCTAATCTGACAGTCTCAGTTCCCCCTACAGGAGCAGAACTCAAAGTTGCCTGATTTAATATCACATTTGCAGTTATGTCATTGAATATAGTTCCCATTTATATCCCTACAACTATATCAAGATCTAATGATTCTTCATTATCTATTTCATCATACTCACTTTCAATATCTTCATCATCACCATTCCAATCATCTGAATCAAAATAGATATCAATTATATCCATAAATTTTACTATGTATGCAAGAGCATCCATTACATCCCATAACTTAGAATTAGGGAAACTTTCAAGTTGTGATTCTAACTTTTGATAGCAAGTTACATTATGATAAATATATCCTAGTTTATAAAATGGAGCTAGATGACTTATTCTTTCAGGCTTTTTACCAACTGCTTTTAACTCAATATACTGAGCCAAAATGCTTCTAACTCTCATTTCGTTCTCAATTGGCTGAGATATCCATTGATGTAAAGATGTTACCTCAACCCCAATATATCGGGCGTTCAAGTTCCTTGTCATTTGAAACATTTCATCTAATAATTCATCAGGATAATACTTACCTGAAACAACATCCCTAACAAATATCTTCCTACTTGTTCGATCAATCCCTATCCCTAATACAGCACTATCGGCCGATTGTAATTTAACTGTCTTGGCCGGGTCAACTAATATAACATTAAGAAGGTCACTTTTACTAACAATTTCTTTACCATCCTCAAAATATCTAACACTTTGATTAGGTGTTGGCTCAACCATTATTCTAAGTCGATCACCATCTTCCCTATAGTATCTAAAGTACTCAGGTTTAAAAACTGCATCTTCTTTACTTGTAGGAATATTCCTAAATTCTTGATAGAATACATCTAATAAACCTTTCTCCTTATGTGAAGCATGCTCACTAACAACTTCCTCATCACTCATAAAACCAGGAGCGGTTGACTTTAAGTTATCATCACAAATTTCTAACCTAATACCTTTCCAATCACTAGATGTTAAAAGGAACTCAAGTAATGAATCTTCATGCTTTAAAGTATCTATATAAATATATTGATAATTCTTGTCAACTCTACTAACAGCCTTAATAACATCTGAGAAGAACCACTTCTTTAATTTAGCCCTAAGTTCCTCATTCATTACAGATTCAGTATTTTCAAGATCATCAAATATGAGTAGGTCTGGTCGACTATTATGATATAAGATCCCCCTAACCTGTTGACCTTGGCCTCTTGGAAGAATGAGTGTTCCATCCTGCTCAACTTCCCCACTCTCTCTACTTAACAAAGGGGCGCTTACCCAAGCTCTTCTGCTAAATGACTCATCCATTCCATCAGGACGTTTAACCTTTAAGGAACCAAACATCTCCTTGATCATTCTATTAGTCATTAATTCATGTTTCAAATTCTCGGTCTGTAATTCAGCACTTGTAGCACTATTACTTATATAGACAATAAACTTCCTCAAACGAAGAAGGATTGATCTTGCACATAATGCTAATCCAACTATAGATGTTTTGCCAATCCCTCTTGGTGCTGCTATAACAATCTTAGGATGACCACTATCAATTAAATCAAATATCCGATCATGTAATGGTGAAAAGGCTTTCCAAAATCTTTCTTGGAAGAATAATTCAGCCATTGCCTTAGTGCTATTATGACAATCAGCAACCATATCAATTAAAGCACGGTCAGCAAATATAGTTTCTTGGTTATTAGCCAATATCATACTCCACATGAATATGATCTATCTCAAGAACTACATCAAAGTCATTTCCTAAAGTAGTCTTTAAATCCTTAATTAGTAGAGTTAACTCAACTTTCACTAATACTTTAGGAATTCCTAAATCAATAGCCTCATCACTATAGTGAAGAGAACTAGGGCTATGTGAACCCTCATAAGTAGAGGTTATAATACCTTCATCACCATACCTAAGAAAGATATTATCAATTGTTTTTAACTTCCTTCTAATAGGTCGTTTTAACCTACTTATATCTACGCCTAATTTAAGCAGCATGATTACACCTATAAATTATTTTTTAGCAGAATCTTTTCTAAATACATCAACTGCACCAAGTATAGATATGATGGTGCATATAACAGCCTCACTTTGCCCACCAGTTAGTGCAAATCCACTAGCACTCAGAACTATCTTTAAAATACCTCTCCATGTGGAAGAGTCATTCCCTATATTACCAAATAGATTATCAAAAAACTTCATACTATCCTCCTCTCAGTCCCATCCCATTTAACAGGATGTGGGATCTTTTGGTTTATATTCTTCATTTCAGTTAGTATTGTCTCAAATCTAGCATCACCTTTATTAAGCCTATTATCTATAGTCTTATGCTTTTCGATACAAAGATCAGATGCAATATACTTACCATTGCCATTGCCATTACGCCTATTCAATAGCCAGTCATATACAATTTTACCGTTTAAAGTTAGTACTCCAAACACAGTCACTCCGGCTAAATAGATTGCTCCTTCTTGAACAGGTATCATTACACTCCTTTCAAAATTAATTTTTAGGTGGATAACTATAAAGTAATGTTACTTGCATATTAGCATGATTATTAGCAGATCCACTAATATACCTAAGTGCTCTAACATTAACAGGATTAGTTAATTCAAGCAAAACCCCAGCAGCAAGAACATGTCCTAATGGAGTAGCTTGTGCAGGAACAGTTCCAAAGGAGTATCTAATTGGATTAGTCTCACATGTAATAAGTGCCCCAACACAGCCATCATTATCATTAGTCATAGCAACACTATCGTCTCCAACAAATGCTCTGGCTGTATTAGTAGAAGTGGTTTTGAAGGTAATCCCTGCATAACCTCTCATTTGAGTTGTTGGTCTAACTGGCATATATTCTCCTTAATAACTAGTTTAATTTGGTTTTGCTGGGTAAGCAAAGTATGGAGTCGCTTGTAAATTAACAAACCCTGCAGCACCATTCCTTACAAACCTTATAGATCTAACATTCATAGGATTAGTGAGTTCAATAGAATCCCCCTTATCTAAGACATGTCCTATACTATCACCAAAACTTGGATCAATACCAAAAGCATATCTTAGTGCAACCCCGACAGCATCATTATGAATAATACAACCTATACAACTATCATTATTTTTAACCATGCTATCTGCAGCACCAAGCCCAAGAAAATCATTCCCAGATAATAAAGATTTAGCTGTATCAGTAATAAGTTTAAAAAAAGTAGCTCCCGCATAACCTCTATGAATTAACGATTGTCTAACTGGCATCATTTACCTTTTTAAATTAATGAGAATAAAATGGTGTCATTGAAAATGTTGAAGCTGACCCATTAACAGCACTTATATAGTTAAAAGCTCTTATAGCATCTGCACCAACCAACCAAAACTCCCCTAACGATGTAGAGTGCGCACCTCTTATATGACCTAATACTGGAGGAGCTCCTTGTAATGGAGTAGATGTAAAACAATAACTAATACTATTAGTTTGAGGTGTCATAAGAATCTTATGTATAAGTTTACCATCACTATTAATCATAACTAAGTTATCATCAGTCACTAAATTCCTAGATGCATCAGTTGATGCTAATGCAACCGTAGTCCCAGGAATTCCATCTAGTATCATTATTGATCTAACTGGCATTCTCTACCTCTTCAAATTCTCCATCTACAGTATTCCCATCTGTTATTTCTTCTACTATCTTTCTAGCTTTAGCAACTTTAACTATTTCATTTAAATCTTCTTTAGTCATAAATGTATGAATATGAGAGGTATCAACTGTTATAGCTTTTGGTGCAGCATACCCTGCTCTATCTAATAAATTCTCAGCTGTCCTAGATCTAAGAGTAATATCTGCTCCTGCCCCTTCAACTTCATTCTTAACTACTTCTTTAAGCAAATTAACACAAGTCGGAGCAAATTTCTTAATATCGTCAACTATATCAATAACCTCTGCGTTCCTCACACCTTGAAGCATCGCTATATGCTCTTTGACAACTTCACTATTTCTAACATTACTAATTGTGGATTTTGAGCAATTTAACTTCTTAGCAATTTCAACATTTTTAAAGCCTAAAACAAGAAGCCTAGCAATCTCTTGGTGAATATCCCAAAGTACTTCAACTTCAAATGCTCTATGTCTACCCGGCTTAATCCTTCTTCTATCAGGACTTCTCCCACGTGCATAGTACCGTTTTTGAGCGTCAACTTTTTCCGCCTTTGAATACATACTTCCAGCCATCTTAATATCCTTTATATAGATATAGATATAAATATCATTATAATTATTATAACACAGTTAATGATAGGTGTCAACCCCTGTAAATGTCACAATTAGAATAGAATAAATAAATGTGATTTATAACATTTCATTAAGATAAGAGAAACAACTATTATGAATAAATCATAATGGGTTGGAGAAGGTTTTACTATTTTGGGTTTGCTTAATATTTTTTGGGAAAATTTTCCAGGAATGTAAAGAGGGGTCTCTTGGGATTTGTGAGTGGGTTTTCCCCCATTGGTTTTCTAGCAAGATCAACCACGAGATTGTGATGATTTGACATTTGCCTAGAATTATGCAATAATGTATCCAACAAATCATGAAAGTTCCAACCGTTCTTTGACAACTCAATAGTTTGGTATTCATTAAACACCATACCATTTCACGAGCCATTGAGGCTTGAAAGGTATTGGTGAATATAATGGAAGAAGATTACACCATTGATGAAATCATAGAGAATGCCGTCGCAAAACATGCTGACAAGATCAAACCATGTCAAGTAGTGTTAGATGGTGAGGCATACCCTCGATTCTGTATTGAAGTCGCTGATAAGGTGTGGCTGAAATCAAACGTTACACTGTTTAATGATGGAACAAAGGTAGGCTATTGCACCATTCTGAATGCAACTGGTTTGACTGACGAACAAGTCGGCTACCATGCTGCATCTAATATGATTGTACAAGTCCGGAATGATGTTAAAAAGACTAGCTCTAAGGTAGTTGAAGCAACCTACCATCTTAAGCAATTGCATGTCGAAATGCTTGAAGGTCGAGCACGAGCAAAGGAAATTACACCTGAACAAGCAGTTGGTGCTATTGATGTAATGGCTAAATCGCATACATTAGAACAATTTTTAGCTAAGATGACTAACCTTCCAAAAGACTCTATGACAAGTCTTTGGAAACAATTAAATGATACACCAACATTCCCAGGCACAACCAACTAATTAACAATAGGTATGGTGTTTAATGGATATCAAACTAATAACCTTTTAACTAAGAGGAGTAATTATTATGAACAAACGAGATATTGACGCAGACGCTCAAAGGATTTATACTATATTAATACAATTAGCTAAGTGGAACACATTAGCAGAGTTCCTTCATAGGATTGGAAATATTATACCTGAGCAATTAGCTAAAGATATCTGGGAGAATGCTAATAACTAATAATGTGTGTCAAACGTGTCAATGTAACAAATGAAACAAATGTAACAATACCCATGTATGTGTTTAAAAAATTTTTTTTTTTATACTATCTTAATATACTATCTTATTACACTAACTACATAAAATATTCAAACACAACACACCCTATTGTTACATTTGTTATGTTTGATTCAATTGTTACGTTTGTTACACCTTTCTTCTATTATGTTATTACCTATTAATTATAAAGGAGATTATTATGACCAAACCAACTATCACTAATCAATCCATCAAAGATTATATGGGTCAATTGACTAAGGTTAAGAAGGATAGAAGGCATAAGCCAAGAGTTGGCATAGATGTTAATGCTATTCCATTACTAGCCGATAAAGAAAGATCACACCTTAGTGGATTAGTTATTGCTGACTTTCTTAAAGATTTAGTTAATAAAGGAGAGTAATTATGCCTAAAGACACGCAATTTGGCAAACCTAGTTTGCTCCCAGGGGATATAGTTAAAGACAAGGCCACTGGAACTATTATGGTTATAATAGAAGCTCGTGCTATAATTAATGGTTCTGCAGTTCATTGGAATGAAGAATTACCTAAAGTAATCGAGCATAGTTGGAATTCTTGTTATTCAACTCAAACACTCCCTAAATATAAAAACAACCTAAGAAAAGCTGCTTGGTGGGATCTAGATGAATTAGAATTAGTTGAATATGGAATACTCCATAAATATTTAAGATTAGTGCTATCCAATTATTAAATGATAAAGAAAATATTATGAATAGCCTCAAATGCCTAACTAATAATCTATCAGCTGCATTGGAAAATCCACTTAATTGGATTAGAATAAAACGGCTAAGGAAACTCTTGGTCAAAGTTACTATTATTAACCATAGTTACAGTAAAGAAGGATTATTATGATCAGATGGAAAGTAGTTAAAGTTCTTACTTAAATTAAATAGTTCTATTAACCCAACTACTATGAATTAATCATAATAGTTATAATTATTAATCTAATAAAAAGGAGGAATTATATTGATACCAAAATTAGCACCAATACTTAAAGAAACATTCATTAGATCAATTTTGGTCGCCGGAGTAGTTATCGGTGGTTATTGTTTGATAGTTATTCTATTTTGCTTTTAATTATTAATTAACATTAAGGAGAAACATTATGGAGAATTTAGAAAATACAGAAGTTATTTATACTTATAAATACTCAGGAATAACACACACTTTTGATTGTATCGTAACTGGCTATGAGTTTGACATTGGTATATCTATCCAAGAGAAGGATAATCCTGATCACTATGTATTATGTATGAATGGGCCTAGCAGCCCAATATGGGCAAGATATAAGCAGTATCATATTGATAACAATCTTGAATATTCTGAAGAAGCCCAGCTTGAAGAATATAATAAACAGTTTGAATATGTTACTACCCAAATTAAGTCTGGTACAGTTCTACCTTTTTTAACAGCTGGGATGATTGGACTACTATACAACGAAATAGACAGCTATATTTATCCTCAGTCTTTATAATTGACTACTTCGCTACCATTAAGGCTAAAGATATAGGTGGAAAGGAGGCTAATTCTATTGCAATTAACTTTAGTGAGGAAGTTTGGTTCTTAGGTTTTGGAGTTATTGGTCATACACTAATAACTAACTTCCTTGTTAAAAATAATCCTACTCTTGTATCCTTATGGCAAGTAGGATTTATGATTACTGGCACAGGAAGTACCATTGTTACATTAACTTATTGTTTTAGATAAAGGAGAAATTATTATGAGAACTATTAAGAAGAACATCCATGCTGCACATAAAAGACTATATTATTGGTGCGCTGAAAATCCTGATAAGGATAAAAGGGATTGGCCAGAGTGGAGTTATTGGGAGACTTTAGAATCTGCTGCTCAAGATAACCCTAACACTGCATTTAATCACTGCTTTGCTTGTGCTGCTGCCATATATGATTGTACAAATTGTCCTATTGATTGGAATAGTTTACGGATTGTTCCTTGTCTTTCTCTTAACAGCTTTTATCAAAAATATAGAAACAGTACTAATGCTAAGAATAAATCTGCTCTGGCCAGAGTGATGGCAGAACTTCCCTGGAATGGCCCAAAGATAATAACATTTAAAATTCTTGATTAAAGGAGAACTATTATGTCTATTTCAAAAAGAACTTTGCTTAAAATAAGATCAGAAGCATTAAACGACCTTCAAGATTTTGAAAATAAAGATCCTGGTGGGTTAGTACTAAAAGAAATCCAAATTATCAGATTGGCAACTCATAATCTTCAATTAACCCAAGAATTAATAGATCAACATTTACTAAAGAAATAATCATTGACAACTATGTTAAAAAATGTTATAATGTTTTATTATTCTCACTTATAATAATAGAGGTAATTATCATGCAACCAAATCATCCTAAGCCAGACAGTTTACCAAAGAATAAAAGATATTATGGAAAGTATTTACAATTTATAAAACCCTTATCTGAATTAATCTCACCATTCCAACCAGTCAATAGTTCCAAACCATCGGCAACCCTTATTAAATATAGAAAGAGAAGAAAACATCTGGCCAAAATAGCTATTAAATCTAGAAAGAGGAATCAAAGACCTTATCTACTAATGTAATATAAGAAGGATTACTTAATTAGCTTATCTTAGTATAGTAATAAAGGAGAAGTTATGATATTTATAGCAATCATAGTATTCATTAGTTGTTTAGTTCTTATAGATAAACTAGAATCTAATGAGGAATAGTTATCATGAGAACTTTTATACTAATATCTATTGTAATCCTTGGAGCTATTTTATTAAAGATAATTAATTTAATATTTAGTAAGCACAAAAGCACCAAGGAATATAATAAGCTAACTAAGCAATTAAGAAAGATCAAAGAAAGAAAGGATAATAAATGGCCACAGCAACGATAAGTGCAAGAATTGAAGTCAAAACCATGGCTTCTTTACTTAAGTTCTTCCGAACCCAAAAGAATTATAACATAAATACTTCAGGTGAACTCATTAAGGAAAGCTGTAACTTACTCCACTGCTTTTTAAAAGACTTAACACTCTATAAACCAGTTACTTCCACTGAAGAGGCTCTCGTTATATTAGATGGATTTAGTATAAGGAATAAGGCTCAAATCTTAAGAAGTGAATCTCTAAAAGCTTTGGGTAGGGAGAGAGTAGCAGAAATCTTATCTGATCAATTTGCTCCAATAAAAGATACTGGGCCAAACGATTCTGATATAATGGAAGAGATTCTTAATAGAGCTAATAAAAAGGAATAAACAATGGACTCAATAACTTCAAACCTATTCTGTGCAACAGTTGGCTGTTATAATAAGCCTAAACTAATCCCGGATAAAAGCCAACCATCTGTTAGAACTAACTTAAGCAAACTAGATAAATATAAGATATGTAGATTTATAGTCTCATATCCGTCTATCATTGGGATGTATTGTACTAAGTGTTCACAAAAGAAGGTTAATTATCCAGGTTATGTAAGTGGTACTTGGAAGGCTGGATGTCCAGTTGTTAAACAATAACTATTAACAAGGAGGTATTATCATGACTACAAAAGCCGCAGAAAGACTCTACTTAGCACAACATTTATATCAGATGGAAGGTAAAAGAATAGCTATTTATAACCCTAATAATATTGTTATAGATAAATTACCGATTATCTATGGCTTTAACAATGGAGGTTCCCGTAGTTGGTATAATGGTTGCTTAATATCTGAAGATGGGGAAGGTTTAGGAGGACATACATGCTCACATGAATCATATATGCTACATGATCTAGGTATTCTTGAAGATACCAGACCAGATAGACATAAAGATTTTAGAAAATATTACCCGGGCGGTTATAGAATGATGTTTATCTCTTTAAATGATGTCAAAGCCCATGAAGGATTAACAGAAGCTTATAGACTTAACCAATTAAAAGCAAGTAATAAATCATAACTATCATGAATTAATCATAATAGTAAGGAGGCAATACTATCATGACTTTAGCTGAAAAAGGTAAGCAGCATTCAGTAGGAGAGTTAATAGATGGAAATAATCGTACAATACACCTTCTACCAGCACCAGTAGAACCCACCATAGCTACTCATATTAATACTAATAACATTGACCATGCAAGATCAGTCTATTCAAAACTAAGAAAACTCCTCATAAGTGAGCAGAAACAACTATCATCTATCAACCGAATCATGCAAAAACATTTATCTAGATGTAATAAGCTAATTAAGCAGATGGAGATTATAGATAAAGAGCTTGCTGAAAAAGATGGTAGATTAACTAAGTGTAAAACTAAGTTAGCTCCAAAAATTAAAGCCCAAAAGAGCGAAGATGTTATTTTACAAGACTATCTTGAAACTCTAAGTCCTTATCAAAAAGATAGATTTGTTGAGAAACTTAAGTTATTAGGCAAACCTGTATAAGTAAAACAATTAAATCTATTAAAATAAATATTGATCACTATATAATTATGTGTTACAATGCATTTAAATCAATTACAAAATTGTAGTACAAACCAACAACACTTAACTTTGAAAGGAAATTAAAATGACCGACGAACAAACAGATCCACAAGAGGCAAAAGTAAAAGAGCCAGGTACTATCAGCGCTCGAACAGGACAACTCTCAGGAACAGTACAACTTGTAATTGCTGTAGATCTTAAGGACATGCTTAAGAAATATGGAGAGCAAGCTGTATTTGATACGGCGATGACTGGGGCTACACTTGAAGTGCAGTCCGGCATTCGCAGATGTTTAAACAATGGTAGCGACCCACAAGCTTTTGTTGATGACTGGAAGCTTGGTGAGTCTACAAGAATCCCTGCCGCCTCCAAGGAGAATGCTGCGATCGCTACATTTAAGAATATGGACCCAGAGAAGAGAGCCGAAGTACTTAGAGCTATGGGAGTTGAGATCTAAGTTAAACCCTTAGTAGCCAGCTATTTCTGAGCTGGAATAATCGGGTTATGTAGCCAAGCTAATAATGCCTCGTTAGCTTGGCTACTTTTTTATTCAAATTTAAAAAACATCAATTTGCATTATTTAATTGAGGTGATAATATGACTAAAAATGAGTTTAAAGTACTTATACATAAATATAAAATATCTGTTGAATTAGATCATGTTAAAGGCGGAGGTCATCCTGATGATATGCCCTTAATAGAAGAAGAGCTTGAAAAAGCATATCAAAATCTCCTAAATGCATATGATAAAATAAAAGGTTAAAACCAATGAATAAATTAAAATACTTCATATTATTAGTTGGATGTTGTACTTTAATTGGTTGTGCTGATTCAGTAAGTTTTGAACAAGCCTTAAAAATGGAATTGGTAGGTTTTTGGTATGGTTTATGGCATGGTATAGTAGCTCCATTTGCATGGATTATATCTTTACTTAGTGATAGTACAGCTATTTATGCGATATACAATAATGGTGGATGGTATGACTTTGGATTTATGCTAGGAATAGGTGGATTATCTTCATCTGCTACTATAAATAATAGGAAATAATTTAATGGGTAAACGAAAAGGCATAATGCTCTGCTATCCCTTTGAGGAAAAGCGTTTACTCAAATGGGGATTCCCAGAGAACCCAGTTATAGTTCAACGTAAACTAAATGGCAGAAGATGTGTTGCTTTGGCAGATGGAACACTCTTATCAAGTGAACAGAATAAAATAATATCTATCCCACATATAAATAGAGCTATTAGAGATCTTAATTTAGACAATTGTGAAAAGAGAGACGGTGAACTATATGTACATGGCTGGTCAAAAAATGAAATAGACTCAGTAGTAAGTCCTACTGTAAATATATCCTCAAATTATGAAGAAATGCAATTCCATATGTTTGATACTCCAATTTTAAATTGTAACTTATATAAACAACTAAATAGCCCACAATATAGAAGATTAGCTATCTTAAATAGATCAATTATAAATCACCCACTATTCATAGTACAATCTTATGTAGTAGATTCAAAAATAAAGTTATGGGAGTTACTAAATCAATTTATAGATGAAGGTTACGAAGGTATGGTAGTTAAATCCTTCGCTAATATATATGAAGAAAAACGATCAACTAGCTGGATGAAATTTAAACCTTGCAAAGATGATTGGTATACTATTGTAGGATATAGAGAAGAGATTAGTAAAGATGGTATGCCAAAAAGTCAACTTGGTTCATTAAGATGTATGGGAGATGATGGGACAGAGTTTGGTGTTGGTAGCTTTACTTTAACCAAGGAGATAAGATCGAAATATGGTACATTAAATAACCTTAAACAAGAACTTTGGAAGATCAGAAGTAGTTTAGTAGGTAAAACTTGTCATATTAGCTACCAACACACTAGCAAAACTGTCCCATTATCTTCTATTTTTATTGAAGTTGGTGAAGGCAACCCAGAGCTAGGAGAAGTTTTTAATCCACTTTTATAAATTGAAAGGACAATTATCATGGATGTACATGGCTGGTCAAAGGATGTATTAATGCTAAAAGTTAAAAGAACTAAACAACCAACAATGTTGCAAATTAAGAATATGGCTCTTAATTTAGGTGCTAGATATAATAAATATTCAAATATACTTGTAGAATATAGAGCTTTTAGATCATCCCAAAAAGCAGTCTATGGAGTTTATATAGAAACTATTACTACTGGTGGTGGATTATATTTAGGAACTTGGAAAAAACTCCAAGATAAATATTTTAAACTTATGAAATAAAGGTTATTATATGGATAAATCTATCAATCATATTAATATAGTAAAGAATTTAATTAACTCTCTAAGAGAAGCTTATGAAATTATAGATGATAACTATATTGAAATAGATACTTTTAAAAAGCGTCATGGTATACTTGAAGAAATAGATACTATGATAAAACATAAAGAAGATAAAGGTTAGATAATGATCCCAAAAGAGCATCCTAGCTGGAAAATAACTGACTCAACCAAACTAATAGCTTACATAACGTGTCCACGTAAGTACTTTTACGAGTATATATTAGGTTGGAGAACAAATGCTCCAAATAATCATCTTGTTTTTGGTAGTGCCTGGCATTTAGCAATGGAACACTTAATCCTTTATGGTTATACTGTCCAAACTATCCAAGATGCCTATGACCTCTTCTTAAAAGAATATAGAAAGGATTTCCCACCTGAAAGTGATGAGATATTCTATCCAAAGACTCCAATGAATGCCTTTATTGTTTTAGGCAAATATGCTGCTAATTATAAAAGAGAAGATTCCTTATTTGAACCAAAGCATACTGAAATTGCCGGCTGTATTAATGTTTCAGAAGATAGAGTTTTCTATTATAGAATGGACTCAGTTCTCAAAAGAAAAAGCAATGGAAAAAAATCCTCAAGAGAACATAAGACTGGCAGTAGCACTTGGTTATGGGAAGATCAATGGCCACTATCAATCCAAGTTGGATGTTATAACCATGTCCTATATTGCCTCTATCCATTTAATGAGGTTGAAGGAGTAACAATGAATGGGGCAATCTTTATTAGAAATGGGAGCAAGAAGGCTTGGGCTCAAATGATTGAAGGAAAGTCTTTAAGCTATAGACAACCCTTTGAATTCATACGATATCAAATTAAGCGCGCCCCTGATCAGATGAATAATTGGCTATGGACAGTTAATCGTTATCTAACTGAGATGGAATATGATATGGTTAATTTAGATGACTCTAAAGAGGAAGATAAAATATTAACTGCTTTCCCAATGAGACCAACTTCCTGTTATAACTATGGTAAGATGTGTGATTATAAAGACTTTTGCAACGCTTGGTCAAATCCACTAAGACGTTGTCATGATGCTCCAATAGGATTTAAAATAGAGTTTTGGGATCCTATGGCAAAAGAAGCTAAACAAATTTTTAATGTTGATAGTTATAAGTAATAAAGGAGACTATTATGAAATATGTAGTAAAGATAATTACTGAAGATTATGATACTTGTGATGGAAGTTGTCCATTTCTAAATCAAAATGATTGTATGTTATTCAACAGGGGATTACAAAACACTAAATTAGAACCTGGGTATGTTTGGCCGGATGGAACTACTATAACAAAACAAAGATTATGGCAATGTAAGACATTTGATGAATAAATAGCTCCCAACTAAGTTGGGTGGGCATGGGAATCACACTATTAAAGCTACACTTTGAAGAAAGTAGTGACTAAGATTGGAGCTAGGAGTGTGATAGCTATTTTATTCAAATTAGAATTGTTATACTAATAAAATGAGAAGCGCAAAGATTGTGGCATAGATCCGCCAGCCGGTTAACTTAATTATTCTTCGCGCAGGAGGCTTCGATGAAAACAGCAATATATATTGAAGATGGTAAAGTACAACTCGTAATAACACCTGAAAGTGATTTTGAAAAAAATGCTTTGTCGTCATTCCAAGAAAAACCACTTGACGCAAAACTGTATTCTGGATCTTTTTATGATTGTCGCGGTGGATGGGTAAGGCAATCTACTTATTTCCCTAATCGTGGACTATATAGCAATTCTTGGGAGAGCAAAGATAAAAGTTTAATACTTTCAATAAAAGATGGTGGAAGCGAAGAATAAAAAATTCAAGACAGGCAGCGCTTCGCTTGCTGCTCATCATCGCATTATTTTTACTTGAGAAAGGAATAAACATGAAAGCTTATTGGGACGGACAAAATTATAAACTTGTGTTTGATTTAGAAGGTCATGAAATCAAAGGGAACTTTAACAAATCTATTAATGAATTAGATATAATCATCACTAACGGAATATTTGTCAATACAGTTATATCTACTCCCTGTTTTGGAAATGAGTTTGATAAAATTAAAATAATTAATTGCATATCGAAAAATAATCAGGAGTTTAAGCCGGGTGCTGAAGACTGTCCACAATGTGATAAATATAGAGTAAATTTGTTACAAAAGTGTCCATGTTGTGGTAAAGATATTCGCACCGCTTAACTCCACATTATTTTTACTTGGAGGTGATTTTGAAAATGAAAATAGAAGACATTACAGGGATTTTGCTTTGCTCAGAGTGTGAGAATCAACTTCGTGTTGATGTTTATTCTAAAGAATTCGGGTTTTTCAAAATATACCCCTGCACTCATTGTGTTGGGAGAATGAAAAATAATAAAAAATTGAAGATCGATGCGCAAGAGTCTTGCCATGTTGGTTCTTACTGAAAAAGACAGAAAAATACAGCTTTTAAAAAATGGTTTTACAGAAATTAACACACAGAATTCAACTAAGTATATGCAAAAATAATGAACTCAATACCACATAGTAAATTTTCAAACATAAACATTTGTGTTGAATGTAATAACCATTGCCCTAGAAAAATAATCTGTTTATTTGGAGATATAATAACTGACTATCTTGAAGATCTAGAGAAGAAAGGAGCAACGCATGTCCACTATAAAGCCTTCGGAAAGCTCGTCCTCATTAGTTATGGGAGATGCTAAATTAAAAGTAGCTAATGAAATAAAGAAAGTCCAAGAATATTATGAAAGTGATCAAGATCAGAAGTGCTTCAATCTCCTACTTCTTGGTGCCATGGGAACTGGGAAGAATGTAGTAGCAGGTACAACTTGTAGATTCCCTGCACACATAGATAGTTTCGATCCAGGCGGGTCTAAACACTTACGGCCAGAAATTAAACAGGGGAAGGTTTTAGTTGATACTAGATTTGAAAAAGAAGACCCATTCCAGCCAACAGTTTATGCTTTATGGAAAAAAGTTATAAGAGAAAGAATTAGTATGGGCTACTTTGAAAGGTTTGGAACATATATTTTAGATAGTGCAACTACCTGGGTTATGTCTATGCAACATAATGTAATGAAGTTAAATGGTATGTCTGGGCAGGATCCAAGATGGGCACACGACTATAGTCCAGTCAAGACAGAGCTTCAGAATATTATAAGAGAGTTATTAAAGCTCCCTTGTGATTTCATTCTAACTGGTCATTTAAAAAGTGAAAAAGACGATGTTAGTGGCAAAGTTGTAAACCAATTTATGACTGTAGGGCAAGGGGCTATAATAATACCTACATTATTTGATGAAAAGTGGGTAACAATCTCAGGAAGAAAGGAGGGTGATTATAGTATATTGACTAGGAATAATGGTTCTTATTTAGCATCTACTAGAATTGGTAGAGGAAAGTTTGAACCACAAGAAAAGCCAGATATTAAATATCTACTTAAAAAGGCAGGCCTTAATGTGGAGGATAAGCCTCTACTAATAACTAAATAAAGGAGAACAACTATGAGTGAAACAAGTATTATTGATTTAAGTCAGTTTGATGGGGAAGTCCCTGAGATGGAACCTTGTCCTGATGGGACTGAGACAAAGGTTAGAGTAACTGGAGCAATCACTGGGAATAATAAGAATAATGAGCCCTATATTATGTTATTCTTAGAAGCCCCAGAGTTTCCAAGTTCGCCAGACTTTGCCCAATATCTTCCTATGCCAACTACTGAGATGGGAGCTAAAAAACAAGGTCAATGCACTAGAGCCATTAGGGAAGTTGGTGATGCACTTGATTTTAACTTCTTTGAAGCCTCAATAGATGTGACAGATGCTATTGGATATGATAGTAATGCTATTCTTGGTGTTGGAACTGATAAGGAGGATAAGCCTTGTAACACAGTCAAACAATGGGTTGGGGAGTTTACAGGGTCCTCATCAATCGATGGACCATTCTAAACTAAATTAACACTCCTTATTATTAAATGGGGAGTGTTAGTTAAATTGAAAGGTTAATATTATGAAAGACGTTGTTATAGAATCAATATTAGAAGAAACTTCTAAATATACTGAATGTACTCATGTAACAAGCAATACACAAACTTTTCCTATGAGAGTCATTTTTACAGTTGAAAATTGGGATGAGTTATCTAACTTATATGCTAAGACTAATTACACTTTATCTTTTTTCAATCAACCTATAAATTGTGATTTTAAACCTAATAGTTTATATAATAAAAGTGATGTGCCATTATATAATGAACTAAGAAAAGTTCTTTCAAATTTAGATCATAATAATCAGGATAAAATTAAAAAGTTAAAAAAAGATATTGATCTTTTGGATAAAAGTATAATACATTGGGGAAACATAATTGCTAATAACGTAGGTATAGGACCGGATAACTGTCCATTGTGTATAGAATATCGTAATCCAGGCCACTGTCTAAGTTGTCCAATTAAAATAGATACAAATAGAAGTTGGTGCGAGGGTACTCCATATAATTCAGTTATAATAATTAAAACCTATGAAAATAAAGCTAGAATGTTAAATTATTTAATTAATCTTTATGACAAACTTAGAACCCAACTAAATGATTTATAACTATTATGAATAAATCATAGTAGTTAAGTAATCCTCGCTCAAAACAAAAGGAACAATATGACTATTGCTAATAAGAAGAGAAGGATCTCTGTGGATATTCCAGAGGAGGATTATCTAGAGACTCTAAAGTTCTTCCAATGGGGAGATAAGAATAAGATCTATAAATGGTTTACTAAAGAACTACTTCGTTTATTTAAAAGATTTGGTTATGGGCAAGTTATTGGTGCTTGTTTGACTAGGTCAATTAAGTTAGAACAATTAACTAAATTAGAATTAAAGGAGGCCGAAAATGGCAACAAAGAAACAGCATTGGGCAAAAGTCAGAAACTTTGATATATTTAAACTTAAAGGATTATTACAAAATCTTAATAGTCTAAATACACCAAATACTAAGAATGCAC